GCTGCTTGCAGGCGAGTTCGCCGTACGAGTAGAGCGTGGCCTCGTATGCGTCGAGGTCGGGCTTGCGGTTCATCACCGAGCCGTCGAGGTCCATGAACTGGAAGCCGTCGCCGACCTGGTGGTACACAAGCACCTCGGGGTTGATGCCGTACAAGCGGTTGTTCGGGCAGTCGAAGTCGGCGTACAACGCCGTCGGCGACTCGTCACCCTTGCCGGAAACCGACGGGCTGTAGAACTGAATACCTGCGTATCCACCCTTGAGCTGCGTCTGCTCCATGTTGCGCTTGAGGGACAGCAGAAGGTTGCTGATCGCCAGGTTCACACCTTCGGCCGACACCAACAGGCTGGGCTTCTTGCCCGAGTTGGTGAGGGTCTTCATGATGGAACCAGTGATGAGCGTCTCCGTCACCGAGCGGTTGGTGCCGCCGTTGGCGTTGACGTAAGCCTTCCACTTTGGCTGGCTCGACGGGTCGATGGTGTGGAGGACGGCGGTGTCGTCCACCATCGTCTGGATTCCGGTCAGTTCGACCTGACCGTCACCGGGCTGACCCGAGTTGTTGCTCGCTCCACCGGCACCCGAGCGGAACACGAAGTGGCTCGAAGACGTGGTCACGGCGGCACCGGAGATGGTGACCGTCTTGGCTGACTCGTCCACAGCGGTCACGGTACGGGCCGACGCCACCGTGGTGGGGGCCGCAACGGTTCCGATGTCGACAACCATGCCACCGTCGAAGAACAGCTGACGGAGAGCCGTCGAGCCGGTGCTGGTGGCGAGGACGACGGTCGTGGAGGACGAGGTCGTGCCACACTGGGCGATGACACCGTTGGAGGTGCCCCACAGCTGGCGGTTGACGTCCTTCATGGCGTCGCGCTTGATGCCTTCCATTTCGGCGTCGAGGGCGTCGATGAATGCTCCACGATCCGAAACAGCCTGACGGATGGTCGGGCCGCTCAGCTGGATGCGTCCGTAGACGTACCGAACCGGGACCGGAACCGTCGCGTAGGACTGGTTTCCTGCTGTCGGGAGAGTGCCATTCTCTGCGCGAGCGCCGACACCGGACGAACGTCCGAGGTGGACAGCGTGGCGGGCGACTCGGCCCTGGACGGTGTCCGTGCGAGTCTCGACCTGCGAGAGAAGAAAGTTGGCTTCGTTGAGGTTGTCCAGAAAGTCTTTGTAGTCGTCCTTCAGGATGGCATCAACGGTTGACAATGATGCTGCCATTGTTGGCTCCTTTTTGGGGTGGTGTGGATTGGTTTTCCGCTACCGCTGCTTGCCGGAGTCCACCGGGTTCACATCGCCACATCCGTGACTTACTGGTTGCTATGTCTTGTGTGCCTATCCGGGCACACGCTCAACTATACACAACATGTTGTGCCTTGTGTGTTTCCCTGCGCGCGTAGGGGGAACACGCGCAGGGAAACGATCTACAGCCCGTTGGCTTCGAGTCGGGCGAGAGCTTTTTCTTTGGGTGACATTCCGGCGACCGGGTTGTTGACGGCGGGATAGCCGTTGCCGGACGGCGGCATGTTGTTCATTGTGCTAGCGGCCGTTGCCCGCTGGGTAGCGATGGCTTGGGCTTGGGCGAGCACCTGTTCTTCGACTTCACGGATTGCAGCGTTCAGGTCAAGGTCGGGGCGCTTTGATGCGGCGACGATGGCGGCGGTCGCCAACGGCGAGTCGGGCTGCCAGCCGTGCTGGGTCAGCGTCTGCTCAATCTGGACTTCGTATCCCTTTTGCACCTGCTGCATCTGGAACTGCTGAATGCGCTGTTCGACCATTTGCTCGACCTGTTGGGGGGTGAGTCCCTGCGATGCGCCTTCCACCTGTGCTTGCTGGGTGATAAACGCTTCCTGGGCTGGCGTGATGTACGAATCGAACTTGTCTCCGGCGAGGGTGCGGGCGTTGTCGACCATCCATTTGACGGCCGCTTCGTTGTCGCCAGACGCAAAAGATCGGACAAAGTCCTGAATGGCGTTGGCGTCGTCGGGGTGAAGTCCTTGAAATGCCTGAGCGATGGGCTTGTAGCGCTCTCGTTCACGCAGGCGATCCTGCACTTCGGAGCGGTAGCGCGCTTCCCAATCGACGTTCGTTTCGGTAGGTTCGGCAGGTGCCTCACCAGCGGGAACGGAATCCACCGTCCCTTCGGGGGCTGTGTCACTCATTGTTTCTCCTTATTGGACAGGCTGTCCAGCCTGGGGTTCGGGAACCATCGAGCCGGGGGGTTCGTTGGCTTGCGGCAGAGCTTCCGCTCCGGGCATCTGTTGCATGGCTGCGAGTTGGCGTTGTGCTTCTTCCATTGCGAGCGCTTCGTGTGCTTGGATATGCACGTCGATGGTCTGACGGATTTCGTCGGATGCCAGCTCGTATGCAGGCGATTTGCGTTCACGGTTGTGTTGGGCGATGTGCTTGGCGTGGTCATCGAACATGGCGGGCATGACGGCGACGGCTTGCATAAGTAGGCCGTTTTCCCATTCGGCTTTGGCAATGTCGGGGTCGGTGGTTGCCAGGTAGCCCTTGGGGTCGGGCAAGTCAAGCATGCGGGCAATGGCCAACGGATCAAGGTTGGCAAACGCCTGCGGGAACCTGTCGGCCAGGCTGGTGAGGATCGACTGGGTGGCGATCTTGGATCGGGGTGCCGTCGCATCCAACGGCACCTTGACGACCGGGTACGGGTCGATGTCTTCAGCTGACCAAGAGAACTGAACGGTGGCGCCCTGTGGGGTTGTAAGCGTCTGGCTTCGCACCATGCCGGACTGTTCTGCATACATGCGGTACAGCTGCAATGTCATGGAGCCGACTTTGGCCCATACCTGCGACTGATTGCGCGCCATCGGGCCGAGCGGTGTGTCGTCCTTTTCGGCAAGCACCGATAGGGCAAGACCGGAGTTGCGGTCGCCGGGGGCTTGGCCTCGAGATACCGAGTGGGTGAAGAAGATGTCGTCCATCTCCATTTCGAGCTGGGCGGCTTCGTTGCTAATCCATCTCGGCACGTCGGGGGCTGTCTGCCAATGCGGTTCGCCAATCTCGTTGTTGTATTCGAGGATGTCGGCGGGGTCGGTGGTGACAGTGTCGGCGTCTTCAATAGAACCAACTGGAACCATGAGGCGTGCGTTAGCTGCCTTTCGCATGTGCTCGAGGATGGTGGAACGTGCCCGGTTGTAGGCGTATTGGATGTCTCGAGCGGGCGACAGCAACGTGTGGCCGACCCAGGTGCGAGGAATGCGACGCTGGCGGGGAAGAACGATGTTGAGATGCTGGAACGGGAACGGCCAGCCTCGGCCGTCACCGTAGGCGTACACCTGCTTGCCGTTGACGACATGCACGACACAGCCGGGCGTGGTGTCGGTGGGGCGTTCGTAGTAGCAGTAGACGAGGGTGAGGCGGGGTGGCTGGCCTTGGGGTCGACGCGATAACAGGGTGCGGTGACGTGATGACAGTGCGGCTTCGGCGTCAGGCTGGGGCATGAAGTCCAGCTTGTAGCGTTCCTTTACTTGTTCGGGTGGTAGGGCGATGCACCTGATCCAGTACCGGGCGTTGTTTTCGTCGGCCGAGCCGGGTTCCAACGTAAATTCGCTGATGGAGAGCGGAGTGAGCCGTACGCCTCCTGCGGGGATAGGGATGGACGTGACAGGGTCAATGGCGACCACTTCGCCCATGTCGGGGTCCCAGTCCACGCTGATGGCCGAAACGCCACCGAATAGGGTCTGAAGTAGGGCTTCCTCCCTGATGTCATCCCATCCCTGTTCATATGCCTCCGATAGCAACAGTTGTTCCTGTAGGCGCTGGCGGCGCAGGTTGGCGTCGTCAATGCCGGTTGGTTCGACTTCCCACACGAGCGGGGAGCGGGTGAGACGGGCGATCAGGTTGGTAACTCGAGGGCCGAACTTGTCGACGGTGATGCGAGTAAACTTTTCGGCGTCGTTGGCGTAGTCAAGTTCTTGGACGATGTTGCGGGTGTGGTCCCACCAAATCCATTGAAGGCCAGCGTAATAGCTGGCGTTCATCCAGTAGTCACGGCGTTCTTTCAGGAGGTAGGTGTCAGCCTTGTTCCATAGTTCGATGACGTCTGCTGGTTTCGGCGGCTCCCACTCTTTCACGGTCCTACTGCCTCACTGGGGTTAGCCCACGTTGAGTGGGGCTTGTCGTCCTGGTTTTTCTTGCGTGGCTTGACAGCCCTTTCGGCGGCGATCACCGCGTCAGGGTTGCGTGCTATCACAAGGTTAGTCAGTCGACGGTTCTCGCGCAGGAGAACCACGCAAACTGCGGTCAGGGCGACAACCGCAACGATGGCTCCGATCACAGGTCACCTACGAAATCGGTGTCAATTTCTGGTGTCTTTTTTGGTTGTTCCCGACGAGGGCGGCCTGGACGCCGAAGGGGTGTAACGTCCTCCTGCCCGCTGGGTGCAGGTTCGGCCCCCTCGTCGGGAACGTCGGTGGAACCTGCCGTTTCCACCTTGCGCGATGCTACACGACTGATCGCGTCGGCGATAGCGGCAAGTTTGGCTTCAGCAGCTTCGTACTGTTGGCTGAGTTCGCTAGCGACACGATTCGCCATTCCAAGCTCTCCCAAACGGGTGAGTTCAAGTGAACGTGTTGGCGCCACCATGCGGGCCATTTCGATAGCGCAGTCGGGGCAGATGTAAAGCCGGGTGATTGCGGATGGGTTGATGTCGTCGGGGCTGTTGACTCCGTCGAGGTCCATTTCGCAGTCGATGGTTGGGGTGGAGACGCCTCGGCAGAACCAGCAGCATCCGGGCAGATAGTTGTAGTTGTCGACCAGTCGCATGTCACCACCGGCGCTTCTTGGCAGATTTGTCGAGCTTTTCCATAAACTTTTGGACTCTCCCTTCGGCCCCTTCCCGCACAGATTTGTGTTTGCGGGTTATTTCGATGTATGGGCGGCACGATAGCAGGTATCTGAGCGCATCAGCTGCGTGGTCTTCGTCGTCGGTGTCGATGTCTTCGACTTGGGTTTTGTCGTGGCGCATGGCCGGGAGCGTGCGGAGCAAGTGTTCGCAGTTGCTGAATATCTTCAGTTTAGGTTCCCCGGTGACTTCGCTCGGCTGGAGATACCGCCGGACGTTCTGCCAGCCTGGGACTCGAGCGTTTTTGGCTTTGACGACCGGCACCCCGAGGCTGTTGTAGACGGCGCCGACGGTGGTGCCGAGGCCGGACACGTTGGAAAACGTGGAGGGGTCGATAGCGCTGGTGACGATGTGTTCGGGTCGGCCGTCGATTTTGGATAGTTCTTTGACTCGGCCTGCCTGCTGGGCGGCGGTCAAGCCTTTGCTGTAATCCTCCCGGTAGACGTAGCAGGTTCCGTCGGCTGGGTCCCAAGCTCCCCACAGACAGCAGTAGGGGTTGGCGGTACCGAAGTCAATTCCTCGGTATCGGGGCCATTCGGCGGGGATGGCGAACGGGGTGACAACATGCAAGTCACGGCGAAATTCGGTGAAATACTGGCCGGTGAACGTATCCCAGTCGCCAAGCAGTTTTTGTTTGCGTTCCGTCTCAGGAAGCATGGATAGGTGCTTGCGGTAGGTGGGGTCGATGTGCGGGTTGTCGTCTACGGTGCTCGGGACGAAGGCAACGACGAGATGATCGTTGGGGTCGTGAGGGATGTCGATTTTGGCTAGTTCGTCGTTGTCATCAGGTAGTTCGACCCGTCGAACCACGTCAGGGTTCTCAAATCCTTCCCGCACGTCGTAGACCACGGCATATCGGCCGTTAGCGGTGGGTTGGACCAGCATTTTGTAGAGGAACGTGTGGCCTCGATCACCGGGGTTGGTGGCGAACATGACGTGGGTTCGGACACCCATGTTGGCCATTCGGCGGCTGGTACGGAGTCGACCGGAGATCATGAGCATCTGGTAGGGGGTGAACTGGGTGGCTTCGTCAAATCCGATGAAGTCGTATTCGGCTGACATGAACTGGCCGACGTCCTCATCTCGGGAGCAATACCCGTATTCGATGATGGAACCGTTGTCGTACCACCAGGCTTTCACGTTGTCGATGGATCGCAATTGTGCGGATACGTCTAGTTGGGCGTACCTGACCTGGGATCGGATGATGAGGGACCGGCGTAGTTCGGGTAGAGCGGTACGAATCAGGAGGGTTCGGTGGCCTGGGTACTTCGTTGACAGCTCGTGGCTGTGGTAAGCGAGAAGCTCGCTTTTACCACCACCGGCAGCACCTCCGTACAGTAGCCAGTCTGTTTTCCCGACGAGTATGTGGGCGCGCTCTTGCCGGATGTTGCCGGTGAGACGCCACGATTGAAGGTCTGCCTCTAAGAGACGGAGGTATTCGTCTTGTTCTGCGGCGGTAAGCTGGACAAATTCGTCGTCTGACAGCAAATTCATCCTGATCCGTCCCCGATTGCGCGTAATCCGGCTTCGACTCGGCGTTTTGCTTCGATTTTGAGTTCTTCGAGGCGGGATAGGCGGTCTTCTGGACTGCCGACACGCTGTTCGTTGATGGTTGTGGCTTGTCCCATCTCGAGTCGGAGCACGTCGTACCAGATTTTGGCGACTTTGGTGGCTTCTTCGGCTGATTTGATTTCCCATTCGCCGGATGCGATGCGTAGTCCGAGGTCCACGATGATGGATTGGGCCAATTTGGGGAGTATTTCCCTGCTGGCAACCCCTCGGGCGAGCAGTTCTTCGCCCATTGCCTTCAACTGGTCGGCTCGTTTCTTTTGTTCTTCGCGGTCAAGCTGCCGTTTGACTCGGGCTTCTTCTAGTTGGGCGGCTCGAGCGGCTTTGGCGGCCTGGTTTTTTTCGGTTTTGGACATGACGGGGAGGTCGTCAATGGCGTCGACTACCAGTTTTGGGGGTCGGGGGGCTGTGGGTTTGCGGCCGGTGACACCTTCGGCGATGTCGTCGGCGTCTTTCCACACCTTTTTGGCGGCCATTACAGTGCGACACCGTCCCATTTGGTGGCTTCAGCAACGAAACCTAACGAATCGGGCATAGCCATCAAACTTTTTGAATACAAGATGACCAGAACATCGCCGTAGGTGAATCGTTTTTGGCCAAGTTTGTCGTTTAGAGCATCAGCCAGGTCGGCTGCACTGTCAACGATTATTTGCCAAACTTCCTCGGGTTCCGGCATGACAAAGTTTTCTATGTTCACAGCTTGATGTCTCCTGTGAGGATGTCGTGCAGGGTGGCCCAAATTTGCATGCAGAGGCTGGCGACGGATTGGCAGGCCAACATTTCGGTGGTGGTGAGGGTGCCGGTGTCGTGTGCCCGTCGGGCGATTTCTTCGAGGTGGGCGACGCCGATGAATGCGGCTTTGCAGAAGTCTGGTGTTGGGTCGTGGCCGTCGATTTCGAGTGCGGCTCGAGCTTGGGCGACGAGCATGTCGTTGCCGAGTTTGGCGATGGACGCCATGAGTTCTTCAACTTTGGTCATTGTTCCCCTTTCGGGCGTCAAACTATCACAGGCGTGGTGTATGGTTGTCGGCATGTAGTGATCTTCAGCGTGTCATCTGAAGACGAACCTCCCGCTGGGAAGCGGTACTCAAGGTGGTCGCAGCCCGCAGTAAGCCTGTTCAGCCAGGAGCGAAGGGACCGTAACCTGAAAGGGTTTCACAACCTCGTTGCCTAAATCACCCCACAGTCGTATGGATGGTGCTTGGGCGTCAATCGAGGGTGGAGCTGGAATAACAAATACAACGAGTGGACATCGTCAAGGTCCGGCAGTCGGTCAGCGTAGGGCCACCGACGGAAGAACACTGGTTCTATGTGATGAGAGCAACGCACCAACAACAGCAGACAGGTCGCCAAAGCGACCCGGATGCCCCGAGGGCAACCGAGCAAAGCGAGGGCGCCAGCCCAACTGAGCGCAGCGAAGGCGGGAGCAGAAGCCCCGCAGGATGACCCACCCAAGAACGGTAACCACACACCACACAAAAAACCCAAAAAATACGGGAGTTTGTAATGAGATAGGCCCCCCGGGGTCCCCCCACGGGGGTGGGGCGGGGGTAGGGGCATGGGTCGGTCGAGTCTGGTCGAGGGAGGGGATCGCCCGATCGAGGCGGTCGATCGTCGAGTCGGTTCGGTTGGGGGATCGTCGATCCGGGGGGGGTACTCGATCGAGGCGGTCGATCACCTTCGGCCGGCCGTCGAGCAAGGCGAGCCCTAGTCGAGCGCCCGCACCCTTACCCCTTCCCGATCGAGATCGTCGCTCTCCGGCGATCCTGCGACCCCGTTTTCGTCCTCGACGTCTCCGATCGCCCCTTCGATCTCCCCTCCGGGTCGATCGCCGACGCGTCGCCCCTCCGGGACTCGCGTCCTCGACGTCCCCTCGATCCCGTCGAGGCGTGGCGTGCGTTCCGACGGGGCGTCGGTTCCGATCACGAGCGCGCTCGAATGGCCTGGTGGGAGGGGGCGCGGTCGTGGAGCTTATGCCTCGACACGGGTTACCGCTTGCCGTAGTCTGGTCGTGCTCGACCAACGGGGTCGGGCAGAAGGGAACACAATGGAAACCACGGTGGAAACACCTCAATGCTGGAAAGACGTCGCCGACGCGCTCGCGTGTGGCGTCGATCGGTTGATCTTGTTCGGCCCTCCGGGGACTGGCAAGACGTTCGGCGGTATGTCGCTCGGCGTGCCGACGTCGACGGATCGGTTCGGTGTCGAGTCTCGACACGCGTTCCGGGTGATCTGTTCGGAGGACATGACGACCGCGAGCGTGACGGGTCACATGATCCCGGACGCGTCGGGATCGTTCTCGTGGAATGACGGCCCTATGGTCGACGCGTGGCGCGTCGGCGGTCGTGCGGTGCTCGACGAGATCGACAAGGCGTCGGGCGACGTGCTCTCGGAACTGTTAGCGATGACGGACTCGCCGGAGTCGGCGTCGTGGACGAATCCGATCACGAAGGAGGTCGTGCGACCTCGAGACGGGTTCTCGGTCGTCATGACGACGAACCTCGAGCGAATGGGTGACCTACCGACCGCGCTACGGGATCGGTTTCCGATCGCGATCCGCATCGACCGACCGCACCCTAAGGCTCTCGAACGGTTGTCCGAGGATCTTCGAGCGTTCGCGTCGGCGAGCGCCGACGCCGATCCCGGTCGTCGGTTCTCTCTGCGCGCGTTTTTCGAGTTCGATCGAGTGCGCGGTCATCTCGGCGCGGAACACTCTGCTCGACTCGTGTTCGGTGACCAGGCGTCGACGGTGCTCGACGCTCTCGCGATCGACGGACTCGACTCGTGAGATCGACACGCGACCAGAAGGGGACGGGGCGCACCACGCGCCCCGTCTCCGCGATGCCGGAGGCGATCCGTCGACGAGATCGAGGGAATGGGCCGTGGCGCGTCGAGGAAGGTACGCCCCTCCGTGGTGACGCGTGGACGGACATCGACGGCCGGTCGATGCGTGTCCCGTTCGGCGACACGCCGACGGCGCGCGTCGTGCGCGCCCACGAGATGATCCACGCGAAGGTCAGCCCGGCGAATCTCGGCGACATCGTCGATGTCGTGAAGGTCACGCCGACGACGATCAAAGCGGTCGAGGAGGTTCGCGTGAATCTGCTCGCGATGTCGGCCGGGTTCGATCTCGACGCTCTCGTCGACGGATCGGAACGAAACTCGGGGCGGTTGCTCGCGACGTCGGGGTCGATCCGTCCTCTCGTCGAGACGGCGGTCGCGACGATGTTCACGAAAGGTCACCGTGATCTCATGCGAGGCGTCGCCGACGTCGATCCGAAACTCGCCGAAGGCGTCGGCCTCGTCGTCGAGAAGGTCGAGGCGTCGATCGTCGGATCGGCGCGGGCCTACGGAATGAGGGGACGACTAGCGAAACGGACGAAGGGACAGAAACTCGGCGAGGCTCTGCGTCGCATGATGTCGAGCACGATCGAGATCGAGATCGACGAGGACGGGGAACAGGTCTACGGGGCGAGCGATCTCCCCGTCGTCGAGTGTCCGTCCGGGTTCACGTTCACGCTCGACGTCGCTCGACTCGTCGACTCGATCCTCGACGGGGGGCCGAATGAACCGGGTGACGTTCTCCCGTCGGCCGACGACCCGGAGGGCGTCGAGACGTCGCCGATCGGTCGACGCGTCGACACGTGGGCGCCCCTCGTGTGGGATCGGTCGGTCGCTCTCAATCGACACGCGCCGAACGTCATGGGTCGACGCCGAGCACGAACGTCGACGGGGCGCGTCCCTCGACGCGTCGACCTTCTCCTGACTGATCCCGAGCGTCGCATATTCTCCCGCGACGTTCGGTCGACGGGGGGGATCGTTCTCATCGACCAGTCCGGGTCGATGGGTCTCTCGATCGCCGACGTCGAGAATCTGGTCGCCGAATCGGCCGGGTGTGTCGTGATCGGGTACTCGCATCGGGCGAACAGTCGACCGGGGTCGATCCCGAACGTCTGGACGCTCGCCGATCGAGGTCGAGTCGCGTCGAGCGTTCGCCGAGGCAACATCGGAAACGGTTGCGATCGACCGGCGCTCGATCACGTTCTCTCGATCCGTCGAGGGTCGGAGCCGATCGTGTGGGTGTGCGACGGTGCGGTCACCTATCGGTCGGACTCGTTCGCGTCGGTCGAGGATCGCGTCGAGATCGCTCGACTCGTCGCACGGCACGGCGTTCACATGGTCGACACGGTCGACGAGGCGGTCGAGGCTCTACGCCGATCGAAGTCGGGACGACTACCGGCGAGGATCACCGGGGGACTCGTCGGCGGTATCTCGGACGGCGACGTCCTCGCTCTGCTCGATCGAGGGGGTCGACGATGATCCCGCGCGAGATGATCCCGTACGTCGATCTCGTGGCGCTCGATCCGTCCGGCGAGGCGTATCACGCCCGCGTCATGGCGCACGCGTGGGCACGACTGTGGGCGTGGCTCGCGATCTCTCACGATGACCTGCTCGACGCGTCGATCGTCGAGCGCGGGATCGTTCCCCACGAGCCGGTTCGACTCGACGCCGATCTCACTCGTCGACTCGGCGACGCGCTCGCGTCCGATCTTTCGACCGGCGAGATCGACGAGGCGATCCGCGCGATGCTCGACCATTACGCCTCCCTCGATCTCGTCGAGTGTGATCCCTGCGACGGAACGGGAATCCGCTCCGACCAGATCGGCGTGATGCTCGGCCTCCCGGACGTCGATCTCGACGAGACGACGTCGATCGCGGTCGGTCGAGATCGAGGGACGTGTGACGTCTGTTCGGGATTCGGACGTCACGAGCACCCGGAGACGCGTTTCACGTTCGAGCGTGAGACGGTCGAGATGTTCTCGATGTTTCTCCGCACCTGCGGAGGAATGGTGATCCTATGAAAAGGGGAGGAGCTGAAACCATGAGAACAACAACACGGAAACGATCCGCGCGCCTTCTCGTCCTCGACGTCCTACGGGATCGAGGATCGAAGGGCGTCACGGCCCACGAGTGCGCTCGTCTCGCACGTCTCGACGTGAACACGGCGAGCGCACGTCTCGCGACCCTGAAGGGGTTGGGGACGGTCGTCCGCACGTCGGACAAGCGTCGAGGGTGTTCGGTCTACGTTCTCGCCGAGTACGTCGAGCGATCGACGCCGACTCGACGCGAGCACGTCCCGACGCCGAAGGCGCGTCGAGTGTTCGAGGACGTCGAGCGCGCTCGACTGATCCGGGCGCTCGACGACGTTCGACTCGCGCTCGACTACGCCCGCGTAGCACTCGACGGGGTACTCGACGACGAGGCGACGTCGTGACGTGGGATCGGCGAGGGGTCGCCCTGCTCGTCTCGACGTTCGTCGTCGCTCTAGCGACCTTCCGGGGGGCGCTCGTGGCGCTCTCCGGGGGGATCGTCGTCGAGCGCTCTCCGATCGTCGTCGACGTGCTCGGCGCTCTGCTCGTCGCTCTCGTCGCGTGTCGTGCTCGACGCGTCCTCCGTGACCTCGACGGAAACCGGGGTCGTGACTGACCTAGCGCGCCTTCCTGCGTGTGCTCGTGGCGACGCTCGCCACGAGCACACGCGCGCGTGTCTCTCGGTGCTCGTCGATCGTCTCCCGTCCCTCCCGGACGGGTGGCGGTGGCGCGCCGGGGCGGTTCCGTCCGGTTGGTCGATCTGGATCGAGTCGGCGAGCGGGGGGACGTTCCACGTCGTCGAGATGTCGCCCGCGTCGACGGTCGCCGGACTCGCCTCGATCGTCGACGCGTACCTCGCCGGGATCGACCACTCGACCGAGACGGTTCGGCTGCTGTGATTTCTAAAAAAAGCGCTGGGTGTGGGCTAAATGGCGTGCGTGGCGACCAAAATTTTTTGGCGTGCGTTGAGACAGTTTTTTTTCACAATTTCATGTTTATTGTTTTGTTGGAGGTAAATCGTTATGGCTTCTGTTCGTACTGCTACAGCTAGGTTCTTGGGGTCTAAGACTTCTGTTCATACTCGCCGGAATTACAAGAAAGCGATTATGACGTGGCAGGCGTTTTGTGCTGAGTCTGGTTTCCATGCTTTAGATGGTTCGTATTTGCGTGCTCAGGCGTTTGCTGACTGGTTGGCGGCTAAATACACGGCCACTTCGGTTCATTCGCGGTTTTCTGGCGTGCGTAGTTGGTTTGATTATTTGCTTGAGGAAGGCGTGATAGCTGGGCATGGGTTTCGTGAGGCAAAGCTGGTTCCTCGCGTGCGTTCCGACATACCTTTGGTTGAGTTAAACGACGATGACTTGGTTGCTGTCGTCAACGAGGCTGGTTTGCGTGGCCCGCGTTGGGAATGGCTAGTTGGCATGGTTGCGTTTTGCGGTTTGGATTGTGCCGAGGCTTTGCGAGTGACTTCGAAAGATGTTCGCACCTGGGAAGGTAAGACGCTTGTTCGTGTTTTGTCGCGTCGAGGGACGGTGCGTGAAATTCCTGTTGATGGTCGTCTCGAGGTGTTGACTTTGGGTTTGTCGTCTGTTTTTGCTCCGACTACATCACTTGGCGGGTCTAAAACGTCTTTGACGGCTGATCGTCGTTCTGATTATGCGTCTGTTCAGGTAGGCAAAATTGCTACTAAAGCATTAGGGATGCCTGTAACTGTTCAGGATTTGCGTCGTGCTGCGGTTCGCCGTCAGTATGAGCGTGGCGTAGCCCCGGCAGTTATTGCTAAATGGATGGGTCACGCTAGTGATCGTTGGGTGCGTGAAACATTGGGTTTGCGCAATGCTGTCGAGTTTGTGTCGCAAAGCGATGTTATTAGTCAGATTGTGGTCGAACCTGATGGTGATCGTTACGGCGCTGGCCGCGCGCCCGATTCGCTTGTTGACGATGTTGTGCCGCCCGTTGGCTGACGTCAAGCGGGTCGGCCAGGTAATTGTCCTGCATGTGGCCCAATAGTGCTCGAGCTGTTTCGGTTTTGGATACTCCGGCGACTTTAGCAGTCAGGGTGATCCAGGCGTCCATGTGGTCATCGACGTCGATGTTGATGCGGTTTCGGGTCACTTAATGATCTTTCGGGCTATAGACACTGCGGCGCTTAGTGTGACGATAAGGGCGGCAAGAACGAGGCTGGCGTAGATCACTTGTTCTCCGGTGGATTGGGCAATTCCTGCATCTCGGTTGCGTTCTTGCCAGTGTGCTTGCCGCAGGTAGGTGTGGCCGAGAGGGCAACGTGGGTCGTAATTTGGGTTCCGCATTTGGGGCATCTCCAGCGTTTATTCATCATCTAGCAATTCTAAAACAAACCAACAAACATCATTGTCTTCAGAAAATTTGTCAATGTCTCTTGGCCCTTCGTGGGTTACGCACGTTATGTATGTGCACCAGCCTTTGTTCATACCCAAGGCGATCCATTCGTCTCGTGTCATTCGGTGAACGCTTTCCAGAATGCGATGACAAGCGCCGTGATGTAAAGCGCCAAAACGACGGTAAGCAGGATGTCAGCCACGGCCAGCCAACTGGGAATAAAGCTGCTCGAGGTGGCGGTACGTTTCGCGCCAATGATCGACGGCAATGTTTAAGGTCGAGTTGGCTGTCTCAAGTTCTTCGATGCGTTCTTTTAGTTCGGCAATGATCTGCTTGTCATCCATTTTGGTGCTCCATCCAGGCATCTCGTCCGGTCTCGGTGATCTGACAGACGATGCGCTGTCGTCCCGATGCGTTAGGACGGGTATCGCCGGTTGGGGTGATCCAGCCGAGGGCACGCAGGTCGGAGCATCGACGGCGCTTGCCTTCGTCGCCGAGGGTTGCGGGCCTCCCAAGCAGCAGTTCGACGGCTTCTTCGTCGGTGACGTCGTTTAGGCAATAAACGCCAAGCAGCTGGTACATGGCGGTCATGCGTTTGGCTTTAGTTGGTGCCTGCTTGCTGGTGTCGGGGTCATCGGCCCGAAACGTAAGCGGCAGGGCTATCACGTTGTTCATTCCCATTCATCCCTTCGGTATTTGTGGTAGACGGAGTGTTCTTGGCATCGGTCGCAGGTAACGGTGCCGGTTTGCGGGTGAAAGTTGTGGTGCGTTACAGGTGTTACTGATTCACCACACATGTCGCAGTCAGCTTCTTTCGGTCGGTCGTGCATTGGCTTCATGCACCAATCGTACGAGTTTTTGCAGGGCGGGTATGGTTATCTGGTCGTTGTTTCTGTTTCGCCATCCGAGGGCGGCTTGTGAATGTGCCTCCTTGCATGCTTTGCAGGGGGTTTCGCCTTTGCGCCGGTGGTTTTCGTACCCTGCATCGGTGCCATGCCGGACGGGCCGTTTGACGTTGATCGCTACGGGCTTGCTCGAGATGGTGTTGACACCTCGGATCAGGTCACGCTTCAGTAGTCGACGGTCACGCTCTGTGGTGCCACCCCAAATGCCGACGACTGGACCAGGCAATTGCAAGGCGTACTCGAGGCATTCTTGTTTGACGGGGCATGGCTGTCGGCCAGGGTTCTTGTGCGTTTTAGGTATGCCGTTGCATAGTGCTCGGGCTTCTTTGCCGGGTTCGCCAACGCCGGGCATAAACATGTCGGGGTCAAGACCGCGACACAATGCGTGTTCTTTGAACGACTGGTCGACCTGGTTTTCCCACGGAATGTAAAACTTTTCGGTCATTTGTCTGACAGTTCTTGCCACGCAGACACAGCATCACTAATGCGCCATTGGGCATTAACAGTGCCGTCGTTTTTGTCAAATGCGTCAACTAATTTGTCGCCACGTTGACGCAACATGTCGATTTCGGCACGCAAATCGTCGATTGCATCAGCTGCCTTAATCATTTGTCGGCGCATTACTGCTGCTTGCATTTCCATTGCGCGAATGCGCTGTGCTTTGGTGATTTCCATTGGTTCCCCTTCTGTCGTAATTGCATCTTTATCAGACATCATCCCTCCAATGTTCGCAAATGGGCAACAATTTGATCTACCTCGCCCATTTGGATGGCTTGCAGCACGTTGATGTCACGGCCGACGACGCCGGACACAAGCGCCGGTAGCTCGTCTTGGTCGATGCCTGCACCTCGAGCGATGGCCCGGATCATGTTCAGTTGTTTGGCTGATGCGATGCGGGTGTTCGGTGTGGCTGGCTTGTCTTCCACGATCTCGGCGTCATGGATGATGGCGTCAGGAAACTCGTCTTCCCACGACACCATGACGTCTGGCTCGGCGACCGCTGACGGGGCTGTCACGTTTTCCAGCACAATCTCTGCTGGTTCCGGTTCTGCGGGCGTCTCCGGGGCATCTAGGGCTGTCTGCGGGGTTTCTGGGGCCACCATGACGTACTCCTGGCCGGAGATGGACATGACTTCCTCGGGCGTGTAGGACAGTCCGGCAATGATGTCGGCGAACAGCATGCGGCACAGTTCCGACGTGGCTCGAGCCATGAGCATTGCCCGAGGGTAGGTTTTCCATGCGCCTCGGCCTGCTAGGCCAGCGAGCTGGGCGTCTTTCATTGTCCATTCGACGGTGGCTTCGGAGCCGGAGTCGGCACGACGGCCGTACAGCACCACCTTGTCGTTGCTGGCTGTCTTCACGTCGATGCGGTGGCCCGCCTTCAAGACGAGGCCACGCATGCCTTCGGGGGCGAGCGATGGCTTGCCTTCGATGACGTGAATCTGTGTCAGCGATTGCATCGGGCCGAGGCCCAGTTCCTCGCCGTACAGGACGGCGGCGTACACCGATTCGGGCTTGCCCCGAAAGGCCGTAGGTACGAACGGCGTGTTCGCAATTTTTTGTGCCACTTTCCATGACACTTCCGCAGGCGACAAAGGCCGTGCGGGTTCGGGCAGGTTGTCTGTCATTGGTTTCCCTTCTAGTTGGTGATCTGAATGTTGGATCGACCGTACGTCACCTCAGAGTACGAATCGACATTGATGCCATGTTCGCGCAGGGGTGTGACACGCCAGCCGAGCGAGCCGGTCAGCGGGAGCACCTGCTCAAGCAGGCCGAGCAACTGCATGATGTTCTCGGTTTTCAGTTCGCCGGTGTTCTCGGGGTCGAGGGTGGTTCGGACGAGATGTCGGAGCAGTTCGGGCGACTCCCATTTGCGGGATGACGTCGTACGCTTTTCGACAACGCCGAGGCCGTCGATGATTTCTTTCTTGTTGGGCAGGAGCGCTGCAACATTTTCCTCGCATTCTCGGACGAAAGCGTCCAGCTCAAATTTGAATTTGCGGGCTTCGTTCACGACCCAGGCGAGGGTGACGTAGTCACCGGCTTCGTACAGTTCGGCTCGACGTTCGTCGGCTCGCATGAGGTCGGCTCG